GGTGTAATTGGTAATGTAGTTGGTGAGTCCTTTGATGGTTTCATTACCTAATTGGGTTTGTCTACGATTTACATCCGACACAATCGATGAAACGCCTGATAGCTTCCATCTAATTTCTACTTTAGAATAAAATTCCAATGATGCTAACACATACCCCCCTTTACTTACTTCTGTGATTACATCTTGAAAGTGAGGTTTTACAAAACGTCTTAGAAAATAACCAACGTTGTAGTCATCTTCGGTTGGTGGTGTATTTTCGTAATAAGCAAAGTTTAAAGTATCAACTGATGGTTTTATTACTATACTATCGTATTTGAATTTTGCACTATTATCGTTTAATGATAAATTAACATATGGTATAAGTTTTTTTGATATATCAGCAATCCATATAGATTTAGTAAATACTTCACCTGTAGAATATTTATGATAATCACCAATATACTCAGTACCATCCACAAACATCCAATCACCACCATTGGTGTAAAGTCCTTTTGAAATTTGACCATCGGGATAATATATTTTTCGTCTCTTATCCATTACGTCGCGTCCAATTTTAAAAATCCAGTTATTTCAGTTTGCCAACCACCTTGCCCATCAAATGTATGGTTAATGTTACCAACACAAAAATATGCACTTGCGGTTTTGTATTTCGCAGGTAGGCCGCTAAATGTAAATGTATCACCAACCTGAGCACCCCAAGCACCATAATGGCCTACTGTTAAATCTATCATATACCGATACCCATTAGCTGTTTTTGTTTCGATTGGGTTTGATTTAACGTATGAGGCTAATGCTGTTTTAAAATCCTCAACCCGAGAGGGTGAAAATCCCGCCCCTATTGCCTCTTTAGCTTTACGTACGTCATCTATTTTAATTTTATCATCTGCTACAGGAGCTCCTACTTGAGAACCACACGAATATAATTTATCAAGGGCGTTAGCTGGGAGTGCACCTGCTCTATTAGAAACTAATGCAGCAGCAGCCATTGTAGAATCCATATTAGATGCCATATTAACGCTGGTTAGTACTGTACCTAAGTTGTGTATACCAAATAAATATGGTGTTGGCGCTGTTGTGTGTTCAGCCCTATAATTAGCTATTTGAAATTCTGACCGTTCGTTCAAGCCATTACTATACAATTCAAGTTGGTACAATCCGCCAGTCAAATCTGAAATACGACCATTTAATACTCTTAAAAAGTTATTTACAGAAGTAGCACCACCACCATGTTCTTTATCATCCACTTCTTGTTTTTGTAATTCCTGTATTATCTCGGTGATAAAGTCAAGTGATAGATAAAAGTCCTTGGCTAGGCCTGATTCAGCCCCTATTGCTGAAAAGTCGTTTTTTGTGTCATCACCATCGCTACCATAATTATTCATCTTACCACCTAATAATAATTTAGTTGGGTCAGCTGAACCCATAGATGGCTCGCTACTACCAGCAGCTTTTGAGAATGACCATGTAGTATCACCGCTATGAGCATGATTAATTACATTAACCAGTTCCTGATAGCTACAATATGTTATCATCATGTCATCGCTATCAAATCTAAGACCAAGGGCTGTAAAGTCACCACCACCTTCAGTTTGTACGTTAGCAACAGCATATCCACTGTCAAGTGTACTTACCTTACCCTCACCATCATCTACAAAATCTTTGGTTTTCTTTCTTTGAATTAGAGATGGTTCTTCATAATCTGGAAATGCTTTTAAAAATCTAGCATTTAACTCACCTACAATACCGCGTGGGGTAATCGATTGCCCGCTGTCGTCTTCATATGTAGTACCCTTGTTTTTCATTTCCTGAATCATTGTTAGTACTCCAGAGAATCGGTTTGCCCCAGTTAATTGTAGTGTACATGAATATACACCAGATACGTCTAGCGAAAATCCAAAATTATGGACAAATGCTGTTATACTGCTACCCAGACCCAGTCCTTTATATCCGAAGGAAACTACAACACCATTGCCGGTTCTAAAAAAAGCACTCTCATATTCCTCAAATTGAGAAGCTGAGAAGCATTTAAAACTTACATCAATGCTATACAATGCAGATTCTGTACTTTTTTGTGAACCATCATTATTAATTCTAACACTTTCTAATATAGGTTTTGCTGGTATATCACGACCCGTATCTATTGACCTTAATGTGTTATAATCAGCGCCTTTAGTCAATAAAGTATCACCTAATGTTGCAGACCCACCAGTACATAACCCAGCATTGTTGGTACCATTGGTTGCTAACGTAATAAACGCATATTTACCATAATTCCATATTTTGGACTCTTCGGATGAGTTGGGGTCTTTTATATAACCTGAGATAGTATCTAAGTTTTTAGATGACGCTAATCCGCTTCTTGAAAATACACCCATAACTATAAACTATTTAATTGATTATACTCTTCTTCAATTGGTTCTGAATTTTGTGGTATTCTAAGTTGTACACCAACGGGGACTACTAAATCACCCTTACCTATATTGTTAGCTCTTGCTATAATCCACCAAAGAGAACTTTTACCATAATATTTGTATGCTAGAGTATCTAACCTATCACCTATCTTACCAATGATATAGATATCAGAGTTAGAAGGTTCAATAATAGGAAGTAATGTTGTTTTTCTGTAACGTCTTCCATCACTTTTTTCTATTTGTGTATTATTGTATCTACCCATTATTCAACTCCGTATGAATATAATTTTAGACCTGTTGGATTTAATTCATTATGTACTGCACTTCCAACTACGGTTAACCCAACTGAAACATCAATTAACCTTGGTATGGTGTAACCTTCTTCGGTTTCCCAAGAAGCCTCATCGGACATCGTGTATGATAGAGATGTTAATAATGCTTCATGGTCCTTATATAAATCACCAATGGTGAATTTAATGAGTCTACCTCGGTATCCTGCGGAACTTCCATAAAATGGCATTGTGAATGTAGCAAGTTGTTTTAACTTAGACCACATTGGTTCTAATTCAAATCGTGAGTATGCTACTGCTTGAAAATTAAATGATAAAGTTCTTTCAAATTCAGTCATCATATACATCTTGTCAGCTCTACCATTTGGCTTTTCAGAATTCCAAGTTGGTGAAAATGTTTCAGTTATAGCACTTAGTGTACCTCTAAATTGACATGAGTCGGCAGCAGATGTCTTAAATACTAATTTAACGAGGTCATTTTGTTCATTTTGACCAATCTCGGAGACGCCTATCATATCAATCCCATCACCGTCTATTCGTTCTAAATTGGTTTTAAATGTCTTACCAAATCCGTATTTACTTCTGAAGTTATCGGATATGTAATCAGTCGTAGCCTCTTCGAAGTAGTTAATGTTATATTTAGTCTTTTTCAAAGCCCTAAAATCACCTTTGTGACTTCTATCACCATCTGCAAGTTTTGCTATAGTACCATATGATAGAGCTTCGTAATCTTTTATATCATTACCAAACCCTGTAGTCTTGCCTTCTGATTTATACAACCCACGTTCTTCAAATACCTTATCAATTGGAATTTGTGATGCTTTTTGGGTTTGTTTGGCTAATGTAGTTTTAGTACCATCATTATTCCTAATGCTGTCTGTGATTTGAGACTCATACCGTTTTTTAGCAAAAAGAACTGGATTATCTTTTTTATTGGGGTCGTATGGTGAAGTTGGTCCTATCGAAAATCGACTTTCCGAACCTATATTTGCAGTTGTGTTACCATAACGTGTACCTTGATTATCAAATGTATTTACCCACCTGCGGTCTGCCGTAGTACCAATACCATATATGGAGTCAAATCCACCTTTTAAATCAGTACGGATTGGTAGTTTACCATCAACCCGAGTCCTCAGAGTGAATGCGTTCCATATTGTTTTCAATGGACTTACTAATACATCTGCTTGTGGATTGTATTTCCAATCCTCTTTACCAAATGGTATCAAATCCGGTCTATCAAATTTTAGCCCTAGGTGCTGCCCACCTAAACTTGCTAAGAGATTTAGAGGTGTCCAAGTCTTACCATATTTCTGACTACGTTGCAATCCAATTTGGCGTACACCCCACAGCATTCCTTTTGCTGATAGGAAGAATGACCCAATACGTGCGACATCTACCAATGCTCTAGTAGTAGATGCAACAATACCACCTCTGATAAATCCATCGTCAACACCTAAACCGAAATCCCAAAATTGAGGTTCCCCTTTAGATATTTTCTTACGTTGTATACCACGAAGAATATAAGGTGCTTTAATTAAATTTAATGAGTTTGGTGAATCGTCCTTTAGATTAAATTTATGATACATCTCATCTAAGAATGATGGGGAGTTACGTTGCTCCATGATATCACCAATACTTTCGTATGTAGCTTCATATAAACTCTCCGGATTGTATCGTTGAGTGGTGCCAGTAGTTTTAGATGATTTAAATTGGCGATACCCACTAGCAAATGAAATTCCATTTGAAGATTGTTTATAATCACTATAAGCAGACCCCATACTATCAAATTTAGATTGATTTTTGTCTACCGCAGTAAATTGTGATGGAGTGTTCTTTGTTTGATATGGTGAAAATCCCTTAGCATCTTCGTTAGTTATAAAGTCAACAAAGTTAGGGTCTTTTGCTTGGTCATCTAACTTAGGATTGTAGTTAAATAAGTTAGGTGTAGTCTCACCCTTGAATGGACTTTCTATAATAGTGTCAGGTATATCAGTTTCACCTAAGAATTTAGATTCTAATGACATTTTAGCTGATGTAGTCTCACCTAAGAAGTTTTGTACAAATTTAAAAGTATTTGGAGTAGTTTCACCTTTGAACTTTTCGACATTGGGGTAGTCTTCAGGAGTCGTCTGACCCTTAAACCTATCTCCTTGTGTAATATTTGCCGTTTCGGTTTCACCTTTAAACTTATCCCCTTGTTGAACTGATGTTGTTTCTGTTTGTCCTAAGTATCTTTCTTGTAAGGACATTTTACTTGGTGTTGTTTCACCTATAAACTTTGATGAGTTATCAAACGTGTTTGGGTCAGTCTCACCTATAAACTTTGATGAGTTATCAAACGTGTTTGGGTCAGTCTCACCTATAAACTTTGATGAGTTATCAAACTTGGTTGGCGTGACACCTTGTTTAGGCGCTGTTACATTTGATTTAGCGGCAGTCGGAGCGTTATCCACAAATTGTGATAGTGGGGTTTGATTAGAAGATTTGGGTACGTCAGCACGCTTCTTTTCAGAAAGTGGCTTAACGATTGGTTTTCTAAACTTGGATAAATCTGATTTTAAGTCTTTTAGTGCCATTTAGATATCCCTACAACATTTTCTTAAATGAGTTATTTCTACTCTGAACTTTACTAATATCACTAATAACTCTACCATCCACCGCGATTTGAATTGGCCGTTTTGACATAGCATCTGCTAACTTATCGTAATCTATATTACCGGCCGATGCTCCAGCAGATGCTAATTGACTCGCCATTCCGGATGGGTTAGTAGTTGCCATAATATAGTCAGCTGGGTTTGTTTTTATAACCTCACCATTTGGTGTAATAATACCATCGTTTATAGAATCCGTAGAAGCGCCAAATGCAGAAGTTCCATCTTCTTCTTCTTCGCCACCAAATCCGAAAAATCTACCAACCGCTTTAGCACCCTTTGCTAAACCATCTACTAATGCAACAATTGGACTTAAAACTAAGTTTATTAAATCTACTGCAAACACTATAATTTCAACCAAAATTGACATGAAACTACCAAGCGGACCTGATATGATACTATTTAGAGTATCTTTCATTTTCTGCATTGCCTCATCCATCTTATCTTGAGCAGATTGAGCTTCCTTTGCCTTGATTAACTTTTCCTTTTCTTGAGATGTAAGCTTATCGTTTGCTTGAATCTGAGACATAGTTGCTTTAGATAAATCTATACCTGCTTTCTTTTGAAGTTCTCCAGCCTCAAGCATTTTTAACATCTGACCTTGGGTCATGCCCAATGTATCTGCAAATGCTTTTTGTTCATGAGGTAACATTTTATTGAAATCTTCGATGGACCCCATTTGGTCAGTTAATGCCTTCGCAGCACCAACTTCATCACCCATTAATTTTAGTCTACGTACTTGGTCAAGATTAACATTTTTACCAGTCAAAACTCTCAACTTCATTTCTTTTTTAAGCGAAGACTCCATATCTAAGGTTTGTGATGTAAATCCGGCAAGTTCGTCAACAGTAGTACCCAATAACTTAGCTTGAGCAACTGCTAGTACCATCTCTTTTACATTACCTCCAAAATTAGCCCTAACATCATCGGTTATGTTTGCGATGTCTTTCATAACATCTTTCAATGCTAAAGATGCCCCGGTTGTTTTATTAAATGCGTGGAGAGTACCTGCTATGTTTTGTTGTACCTCACGAGTGGATTGACCACTACCGGCTGCCATCTTTTGGAATTTAACAGCCTCGTCACCACTAAGCCCCATAAACTTAGTAAGTTGTATTTGACTCTTCAACATATCTGCCGATTGTAATGCAGAGTTACCTAATGACTCTGTTAGTTGTGATTGAGCTTCCATTATATTCTTGGAATTTACATACGTCTCACCACTAAGTGCAGCAGTTTGAGAGAATGACCTCTGCATATTTGCAGCATTATCTTTTGATATTCCAAGATTTAAAGCAATATCGGTAGTTTGTTGGTCAAATGCAAATCCTATGGAAACTAATTTTTTCAGTAGTAGTATCAAGACTATAACAGCTGCTGCCATTAATACGTATGGGTTAATCATAGCAACTGCATTGAATAGAGCCTGCTTGATTGTGGCCATAGTTAATCCTTTTGAAATAACACCAAGGGCAGCTTTCATAGAACCACCAAAATTCATACCAGATGAAGCAGCCTCTGTAAAACCATTGGTAAACTTAGTTACCATTTCACCCGCACCTTCTTTTATTTTGTCAAAGTTTATGGATTTTGCAATTGTATCACCCAATATAGGAAATGATTTAATTTTACTTTCCAATGAGTCTACTTGATTGTTTAGCGCACCGCCAATTTTTTCATCAGCAAGTTTTCTCGCCTCTTCTTGCTTTACTATATCTTTTATAATACCAAGTTGAGATTGAAGTGCGTCTCCACCTTTGGTTCCGGACTTCAACACATCGTCCATTAACTCTTCATAAGCTTCTAAGTCACCTATGAGCTCTTGACTGATATCTTTTTCATCTCTAAGTTTTTTTAGAAAATCATCTTGCAACGCATTAGCTTCTTTTGCACCTTTTAATCGGGCATCAAGCTGTTTGGCTAGGATTTTATCCAATGCCTTTACACTTGCCAATTCTTCTTGTACTTTTTTAGCTGAGTCTGCCACTTAGATACTACCCTTATTTAAAATACTTACCGTATTCGTCTTCGTGTTTTTTCATTGCTTTATGTAAATCATTACCAGCCTTGTGTAATGATAATAAAGACTGTTTTACCTCAGGGTCGGTTTTAGCTAGCTTTTCAATAGCACTAGCACCCTTTCGCATAAACATAAATTTAAATATTCGTGTTAGCATTATATATCCTTTTTATTTGTATGTGATTGTCTAAGTATAAATAGACACGGAGAGTTATTTTCGTGTTGCCCCTGATGATTTATTTACAGATGCAGCATTTGCTTCTCGTTCTTTGGTTTTAAACTCTACTATCTTTGAAGTATAAAACCTACGAGCCCATATTGGCATATTATAAACATTATCCCATGTGAACCCGCCCTGACCATGATAAATTAAGTCGAAACACTCTTGGTGTATTCGCTGTCTATCAATCGGCGTCAGGCCAAAAAAACCCGGTACCGATAGGAAGTGACATATCATGCACCCTACCGGTCTCCTCCGAAATAAATTCCCAACTTAAATCAATATCTGGCATGACGCTTGACATATATGTACGTAATGACCTAGAATCCATTGCAAATAACTCATTATCTACAAAATTATCAATATCCTTTTGGTCGTGTGAGTCGTCTATTGATAAAATAGCTACTTTCATACGAGTAGTTAACTCTCTACTAGCCTCATCTCGCTTTAGTTTACGATTTGCTTTAGTATATTCTTCTAATTTATGTTTAATTAACCGTTCCTTTGATTCAGTTAGACACATAAATGTCAGTTCTCTATTTGATTGTGGTAATGTGAATTTAAATTCGTTCTTATGTAACTCCAGCTGAGTAGAACCATCATATTCTTTATTTTCAAATTGAGTTAGGTCAATAACTTCTGATTGTTTTTTATCTGAAGATGGGTCTTGTACTTCTACTTTGTAGTCCTTACCATATCCTAAAACTCGGGCGGCAAGCATAATTGCGTTTTTATCACCGATTACTAAATCTACATATTTTATGGGAACGTCTTCACCATTTGAAATAATGAGTGATTGAAATAGTCGGTCTAATACCGAACCATCTTTGATATATGATGACGTTGACAATATGTCCTCTTCCCGCGCTGTCATATATTTCATTTCAATTTTACCACTTGAAAGTGGGTTGTCTTTTGAATAAATCAAACCACGTGATGGTAGTTCGATAATTTCAGTTGGAAACTTGTAATCACTTACTTGTTTCACCTCGTGTTCTTGTTTTAATTTTGATATCATGTCCTTATCGGACATTTGATAATCATCTTGCAAGTCTTGCATAACGTATTTTCCTTGTAATTATATTGGTTAACCATATATAAGTATGGTGCTCGGGTATTTATAATACAAAAAAACCCCCACTAAACAGTGAGGGTTCTAAGATTCTTTAAAATTTAAGTTTTTTAAACTTCCCAAGTGTAATTTCCAGCCGTACCTAATAATTTAGATACTCCCGGTTGATAACCATCAGGAGCAGTTTCGCCAGCGATACCTTCTCTACTTAAATTATCCCATCCTGGATTTGGTAAACCCCAATCCGAGGTTGCGTTGTCAACTGTAAAGTGGTCATCGCCTGCAGCGGTAAATGAACCTTCTTCAGCACATCGAGACCATTCTATTACAAAATCTTCTTTTCTTCTTACTAATAAATCTGCCATAATTATTTTCTCCTTTTTATTTTTGGTTAACCATATATAAGTATTAATATTTAAAAGAAAAACCCCACCATTTAAGGTAGGGTTCTTATTTTTTATTTTGTACTTTATATAATTAGTATTGTAATATTGCGTAATCGTATGAAAGTGTTAAATCTACAGTTGCTAAATCTTCACCAGTATAATCCATATCTGAGAATTTAGCAGTCTGAATAAATGCACCTTTAAGTGTCCACTCTTCTACTTTATCACCAACAGGACCCAAACTGTTGAAGGTAATGTCTTTTTTGTAAAAATCTGAATAACCATCACGTCCAGTTACAGATTCGTGATGTAGCCTTACCCATTCCATTGCAGCTTGTGCTGCTGATGGAACTACAGCATCGTAAAGTGTTACAGTAATATCAGACCACTCAGAACGTCCTTTGATGTATCTACGAGTGTTGATATGGTCTATTGTAACTTTACCATTTGTAATTTCAGGTCTGGCAGCTGTTTTTACTAAGTATGCGGGTATTCCCTCTATATACATAATAAAGCGGTTCGACATCTTCGGTTCGAAGTTTGTGAACATTATTTCATTTGGGTCAAGTAGTTGTGCCATTTATATCTCCTATTGTCTTTCTAATAAATAGTGTGTTTTTTAATTTATGCCTCAGGGAATGCAGCACCAGTTGGAAGAATGTTGAAATCAAGTACTATGAATTCTGCAGTCTTAGCTGGTTGTAAGTAAATTTCCCCTACCATCATGTTTCTATCGATAACGTCAGGTGTGTTATTAGTATCATCCATAACAACACGGAAAGCGTATAAACCATTTCTTTGTTGGATTGATTCCAAGTAAGGGTTTACGATTGACAAGAAACGATTTCTTGTTGCAGCCGTGTTATTTTCAAATACTAAATATCTCGTTGAAGACGCGATGTACTTTTTAACAGCAATCATCAAGCGTCTAACATTAATCCTATCCAAAGCGGATGGTTTAGCTTGTAGTGTCTTTTGACCGAATACCGTAGCACCTTGTCCAGGGAACGTAGCGATTGGGTTTATACGACCAGTATATAGTGTATCTCTCTCATCATGAGTTAATCGAGTTTTAACTTCGATAACATTTGATAGACCACCACGATTCAATCCAGCAGGAGCGTACCATTCAGCAGCAACCGAGTCATTGAAAGCGATAACGCCAGGAAGAACAACACTTGGTGGAACCCACACAGGCTTATTCTTATCTACATCAAGTATCTTAACCCATGGGTGATACGTAGCAACGTAATTAGAGTCAAATGATGTCAACGAGTTAACAGCAGTTGCGATTGAGTCACTATAAGCACCAGCGTCCATTACATAGAAACAATCTTGTCTATCTTCACACATATCTTTAGCGAATGTAGATACTGAAGAGTGTAGTCTATTGATAACACCTGGAAGAACTATCATATTGATATCAAATTCATCAGGGTTAGAAACAGAGTTAATAGCTTTTCTCATAGCGACTGTTCCAGCTGATGTAACAGATGACATATCTAAACCTTGAGAGTTACCAGCAACAATAGCAGAACCATTGTTTACTACTCTATTTGGTTCCCATCCATCAAATCCACCTTGGAATGGTACCATGAATTTCTTAGCATCTACAACTGAAGTTAATGTGATGAACGTTTCCGAACCAACATTACCTGTTTTACAAGTAGCCAAATCAAAGTCACTACCTACTGTTTCAGTATTAGCGTCTGGAAGTGGTGATAAGAAGTTTAAGTTATCAGTTGATGTAAAATCGTATGAATAACCTAAGAATGTTCTTTTGTTATATTCACCACCTACTGATTGTGATACATTGTATGTTGGTGATGGTAAGCTATAAGTTTTATGTAATGGTGAAGTTAGAGCACCAAATCCGAATGGTACAAGAGATGAATCAATTGAACCAGCCTCTACATCAGAAT